CAAGTTATTTTATGAATCGGTTTAAGAGATAACATAATAAATGGAGCGGGTTGAGAGAATCGAACTCCCTTCAAAAGATTGGAAACCTTTTATAATACCATTATACCAAACCCGCTTAGTCATACTTAAAATCTTCTGTCTTTTCTGCAGTGATTCTCTCACCTGTAGCCGTTTGATCCATGACAGGACCAATATCTACTAATTCATCTTGAGCAGATTGTTCACAATCAAACAATCTCATTTTAGCTCTATCAACACCCACAACAAATCTTCTATGATATGTTGGGTCATTGTATCTATTCTTTAATTGTTTGACCATCACTTGATCTAATTCTTGTAAATCTTCTGTAGATATCAGAGCAAACATAAAGTCAGCTGTGGCAGGTAATCCGAATGATTCAGAAGTATCTTCTAATCCAACATCTGTTGATACGAACCCTGTTCTATTTGTTTGAGTAGCAGACATAATCGGAACATCAAACTCAACAGCTAATCCTCTTAATTCTTCTGCAATACTCTTAACATAAGTGTATGTATTTACATTACTACCAGGTCTAACTCTGAATGAAGCACAAATGTTTAAATAATCTATGAATATTATATCAGGTGTAAAATCTTTCTTTAAATCTAATTCTTGTAATAAATGTCTGAAATGTCCTGAATGAGCTGTAGCTGTTGGATATTCTTTGACAATTAATTTTCCTTTTGTTTTCTCTTGAACTCTTTTAATTTTCTTTTTATACATTGACTTCGGTAAATCATCTAAATCATTTAATGATATGTCTAATAGATTAGCGTCAATTCTTTCAGCAATCTTTTCTTCGGCCATTTCTAAAGTGATATATAAAACATTCTTACCTTGAAGTAAACAACTTGCGGCAACATGACACATAAACAAAGATTTACCAACACCTGTTCCAGCCATACAAATATTTAATGTCTTATTAGGTAATCCACCTTTTGTAATTTTATTCATCAATTCTAAATCAAAAGGAATTCTTTCTTCTTCTGTATGATAAAAATCATATCGTGGTTCCCAATCATCTAAAAAGTCATGTCCTATATTTGTATCAAAAGATACTGATAAAGCGTCTCTTAAAATCTCAGGAATTTCTCCCTTGGATCCATCAGATTGAATAATCTCAATAGAACTCATTACTCCATTATAAACAGCTCTATCTTTACACCAATTTTCTGTTGAATCAATTAACCATTCATCAGGAGTATTTGAAGTGTCTGTTTTTATTTCTTGAATAAGATTTATAGATTCTTGAAGTAATTGAGCATCAACATCATCTTTTTCATCAATGTCAATGATTAAAGCTTCAGGTGTAGGTACAGATTTATACTTTAAAAAGTAATCACTAATTTGTTTAAATAGGAACTCCTCGTCCCTTTCTGAAAAGAACTCTGATTTTATGTAAGGTAATACTTTTCTAGTATATTCTTCATTCGTTATCAGATTCTTGAGAATCGTCTGTTCTAGTCTCGTTGCCATATAAAAATTCCTGTCTTGCTACTTCGTCTAATTTATCCAATATTTCTTTTGTGAAATATTTCTCTGGATTGTTGTTAATTGTTTTACCGAATTGTGTTGTACCATCAGGCAACTCAACTCTAGTAGATGATTGTTTAAAAATACCATATTTGATTGCTAGTTCTAGTAATCCATAATATCTATCTAAACCTTGTTCATATCTTAATATGACATCTACCATTTTATTCTCAATCGTAAGTCTTGATTTCTCATTCTTACAATGAATAATATTTCCAATAACATCTTTTCCGTCTTTCTCTTTCTTTTTAGATAAAAAGATAATAGACGATGCTGCGTATTTAAGACCGCTTCCACCACCCATAACTTTTCTTGCAAACAATCCCATTTCATCATAAGTATGATTTGTTACGATTAATGGAACTCCAGCTTTACCAAGTTTAAGTGTTAAAACTCTAAACGCACCTTTCACTAATTGTGCTCTAGTCATATCTTTAGTTTCAGAACCTTTAGCTGTATCTTCAATTTCTTTTGTTGTTGATAACATACCAAGAGAATCTAAAACAAATAACATTTTCATATCTGTTTTATCTTCTATGTACTGATCTATAATACGAATAGATTGCGTTCTAAATTCTTGAACTGTTGTAACAGGAACAATGACTATTCTAGAAGAATCAATTCCTCTAGCTTCAATCATGTTTTTTGTGATTGCACTTTCAGACTCAAAATAAATGACAGCCGCTTCGGGGTTATCATCTAAAAATTGTTTACACATACCAAGTGCGAAATATGTTTTACCTGTTGCAGATTCACCAGCTAATGCTGTGATCTTGTTATTAGGTAATCCATCATATATTGATCCAGATAATAAAGCATTAAATATATAAGAACCTGTGTCAATGTATCCACTAACATCAGCGGCTTGAACACCGTCTTTTACTATACTTGCAAACTCATTACCTGTCGTTTTGATCAGATTTTTCAAATAACTCATAATTAATCTCCGTTTCTTAACTCTCTCCGTTTTCGTTTGAGAGTATTTTCATAATCTATCATTTGTCTAACTTCTTTTTTAAAAGTATGAAGTTCAACCATATTACAGATTAATAAAACCCATGTAACTAAGTGTAGGGTGAAAAATATATTTTCTACACTCATACTATTATTATAACAGCTTTTGCTGTATTGTCAATCTCTTTTTTATTCATATTATTACCCAAAAAAATCATCTAAATTGGAAACAGGTTCTGTTGTCCAACCGATCTTGTCTAAAATTACTCCTAAAGGCTCAACAAAAGATTTCTTAAATTGAAGTTCATAATCAATATAAGGTTCTAATTCAAACTCTTTAGGTAAAACATTGACAAAAGATATCACATTTTCATTTATCACATTAGGCATTTTCAAATAACAAAATTTGACTTTCTCACCATTAGTAATAACGGGATACTTCTTATCTATATTGTATTTATACATTAAATTATTGTACAACAAGGATCCTCTTACATGAATAGGCGTTCCTTTCTTGTATATTGATGCATTATTCTGATAATTAGTCACATTCTGACAACCTCTTGGAAAAGATATTTCTTCTATGGGTAATTTCTTAAATTCATTCCAACTATCTTCAATAAACGCCCAAACATCATGTTCAGTTTTATTCATTAAAACTTTAATACCTTTTTCTAAATTTTTTCTACACCACATTGGAGTTGAAGATTTAGCTGTTTCAATTCCCATCATTTTTAATTTAGGAGTTTTATATCTTACTCCTTCTGAATCATGTACATTAAGAATATATCTTTTCTTAGCTGTCCAGATACCTTTATCAGCAATAACTTCTCTACCCATATTCATTCTATTTTCATAAGCATTCATATAAGAAGCTAATTCTTCATAAGATTCATTGATCATAGGTTCTATTCTATCTTTAGCTACTGTATCTAGAAACTCAACAGGATTATTTGGATCCATTCTTTCAATCAATTTTTCAAATGTAACATAAATTGAATCAGTATCAATCGCGACTACATAATCTTCATCAGTTTCTAACAATTTATTCATCCATTTATTAACAGCTTTCTCTACCCATTTAATACTTAATTGTCCAGCTGTTGTAATTCCTTCAGCTATGTCTCTATTGAAGTATCTGAACCATTGATTTCCTAAAGCTCCATAACATGAATTAAGGGCAATCTTCTTGGCCATCTGATTATTGTTCTCAGCAGTTATAGCATACTCTAATTTCTTTCGTGTTGTTATATTATCTTTAGCTGTATCTTCTAATTCTTTTTGATGTTGTAGCATTTTATTTTTAGTCAACACTCTTTCATCATACATTTCTTCTAACAGTTCAGGTAAAAATCCTTGTCTTTTTGTAGTGAACATAGCACCATTTGGCGTAACTGTTGAAGTAGTTAATGAAGTTATATCAACCTCACCTTCTAATAATTTTTTAACAGATATATCTTGATTAAATTTATTAGGAATATAAGTATCAGGACTCATATTATATTGCATAATTAAATGTGGATATAGACTGTTTAAATCAAATGACATTACCCATTTATGTTGTCCTACTTGAGGTTCTTTTACATAAGCTCCAACAATTCTTGAATCTTGTGATCCTTTCTTTGGTGGTGGAACCATGCCTTTCTTTTTTAAGAAATTATAGATTAATAAATCCCAAAATCTTACTGAACCAAATACATCTTCATAATTACACTTAGCACTATATGCCATAGTGATAACTAAATCCATTAGTTTTAGCTTATCATCTAACTGTTCAACTAATTCTGTATCTCTGATATTATATTCTAAAAACTTCTGATAATCATTTCTATAGAATAGATGCATAGCTCCAAACTCTGAATAATCTATTTTATTTTTACCAAGTTCTACTTCTGCAATGTGATCTAATCTATATGTTTCTCTAGTGATGTATGTAAACTTCTTATACATCTGTAGATAATCTAATATAGATACTCCAGATATATTATAAGAAATCATTTTCTTTTGACCCATATAAAACCACTCTCTAGAAGTAACTAGATTGTGTGGAGATAAATTTGTAACTGTATCCCAATTAAATAATTTCCAAATACGATTAACAAGATATGCTATATCAAAAGTTTCAACATTCCAACCTGTAATTATATTAGGATCAAGTTCTTTCCAAACTTCCATGAATGTTTTTAACAATTCTTTTTCATGATGACATTTATAATATTTTACATTAGGATCATCTGTTTTGAAATCAAAATTATCTGTTCCAATGACATGAACTGTATCATGTCCAAACAACTTCATTGTGATTGCATTGACTTTTTCTTCTGCGTCAACAGGTTCTGGAAATCCGTTTTCACATTCACATTCTATATCAATATTAAGAATATTTAATTGTTTAATATCAAATTCAATATCACTCGGAAAACTTTCATTAATGTAAGTATATTCCCATGAATCTAATCCATGAATATCAACATTAGTATCTTTATATCTCTTTCGCCAATTTCTAGCATGATTAATAGAGCCGAACTTCTTAGCTTGAAGAAATTCACCTCTTACAGATTTATGTGCTGTGTGTTTATTTGTTGGGATATAGAGAGTAGGTTCATACTTTATGCGTTTAACATACTTCTCACCATTCTTTATTCCACGAGCTAATATGAAGTCTTTATACTTCTGTACATTAGTGTAAAAATGCACTAAATAACTCTTTCGGGTATAAAATGATTTCTTACGGCCATCAGTTTTTCTTCTGCGTGGGCCATTTTTTCTATTTGTGTATCCATTGCTGATATGATATCAGGATGTTCTCCGATACCAACAGGATTCGCTAAATAAACTTGTATGTTCGCATTAGCTTCAGCTATTTCACCTTCATATTTAATAATTAATGCCTCTCTCAAGGTCTTTGCCATTTCACCATTCATAATATAATTTTTCCTATTTTAATTTTCCATCGTTATCAAATTTATCAGTTACATCAATGGCATGCATCCGATCCATTAATCGCCTTGCACGATTATATACTTGTTTTGCCCATTTAGAGTCTAAACCTTCCTTGGCTGCTCCTTTATAATCTTGTTTATTAAGTGCTGCAAACATTCTTTTAAATTTCTTTAATCTAGGTAATCCTAAATTAAAAGCCATGTTCGCGATTATTAGTTTAACTTCCTCGGGCCAATCTCTCCAATTGTTGTGAAAGTTCTCCTCACACTCTTTAAGTGTAATGTTAATATCATAAAAAAATAATTCATCACACCTAGTTTGAGTAATAGGTTCTCCTACACTCATATCCCATTCAGGATCATTTGCTCTAACTAAATGTCCAATCCCAACTGTTTTATAACCTAGATGATCTTCGTATACTTTAAGTACACAACCTTCATCACTTGTTATTTCTTTTGTCAGTCTTTGTCTGAACTCTTTGCTGTATTCCATGTTCCAATTCCTTTAAGCCTTCATTGGCCAATAATTCTATGAGTATATCACCCATAAGTTGATTAAATTCTTTATCTGTAGATATTGTATCCGTCATTTCTTCTGGACACGATCTAACAGCTCTATCAAAATTTATAGTTGGTGTTTCTGATTCTGCTCTAGGAACAAATTCTATTTTACCATATTGATAAATTATATCCTTATAATTTCCTTTAAGAATCTTGATAGCTCTTTCACCACTTTCATGTACAACTTCTGAATAAAGTCCATCATCAAATAGTGGATAATGAGTATTTAGTATTTCATCTTCCTTGGCCACGATAATTTTTGTGATTAGCTTTTTTTCGTTTATTCATTGTAGACATTGCAATTTTAGTACTACGACTTCGGCCACCTGAGCCTTGTGAAGTACATTTCTTTGATCTTGACTCGTTATTTCTACGATATAATAAAGCCACTACTTCTTCTTGTTTTTAGAACCTTTAGGACGACCTCGACCTTTCTTAGCTTTAGCTTTTGGCTTAGCTTTTGATTTAGGTTTCTTACCATCTTTATAGGCTTCATTAACAGTAGCTGTAGATTTATCGTCTGCTTTATAGTGACCTTTAGTATCACGAGCTCTTATACCATCACCATCTGCGGGTCCGATTAAAAACTCAACTAACTTTTTCCAATAATTCATTATCAGTTTCCTCTTTCAATTTAACATTATTTATTTCTTTCATATATGGATCTTCATAATTCACATAATCAGGTTCAGGAATATCTTTTCTTTTTTTATTATAAAATTCTATTAATTTCCTAAACATATATCTATTATAACAGCATTCGCTGAGATGTCAAGTTTTTTCTCCGGTGGATTATAAACCACAGTCAAAATTATCGACGCTCCCGCCAAGGCACACCCCAGCTATGCTCATAATTATTCAGATAAGAATTGCTTCTTACTTGACTTTGCGAGTTTACCAATCTCAATAGTTCTGGCTTTCTTTTCTTCCGGAACTACTCTTTCAGCATAAATGGAAAGTATTCCATTTGAAAGATCGGCACCTTTAACCACAACATCATCTGCAAGAACAAAATTCCTTGAAAATTTTCGTTGTGAAATACCTTGATGTACAAACCCATTATCCTTATCACTCAGCTCACCAGATACAGTCAGATTAGATTCTTTGACTGAAACAGTCACATCTTCTTCTGAAAATCCAGCTAATGCTAATTCAATAATATAAGAATCTTCCTCAGCTCCTTTACGGATATTGTAGGGTGGATAATTAGATTGTGGTAATGATCGGACTCTATCTAGTTCATTAAAAACTGAACCGAATCCTATTGTGAAGGGACTAAAATCGTCCCATATGCTTAACTTGTTCATAGTTATTTTCCTCCTATTAGTAAGCAAGGTTAAAAAA